CAGAACAAGTAAGTGGCACATTAAATAGTAGTCAAGCACAAAGCACGGTAGCAAATGGCAGTTATACGCCCTCCCCGATTACTGGCACAGCTACAAGCTCGCAAGGGCAAACAGCCAGTGCAAGCGGTACGTCTGGCGCAAATGCCATTACGGGTACAGCAAGCAGTAGCCAAGCCCAGACAGTCGCGGCGTCAAGCACTAATACGCCAGCGAATGTATTTGGTGAGGCCGCAACAAGTCAAGCACAGACGGATAGCGCAAGTGGTTCATTTACCCCACTTGCAATCACTGGCACGGCGACACAAGAACAAGCACAAAGTACAGCGGCAACGGGTATTTATGTACCTGCGCCGATTAGTGGCACATTAAGCACAAGTCAAGCGCAGCCCGTTAATGCCATTGGTACGTTTGCCAACGGTATAGATAGCACGGTAACGACTAGCCAAGCGCAAAGCAATGTAGCCAGTGGCATAATTTCAGGCCCTGTATCAAGTCAAGTATTTGGCAACCACGATGACGGCGCGGAACTACTTGCAAGCAAAACAATAGCCAATAGGTTAAAAGTACAGCAAGAGCTTGAAGAAACACAACGTAAAGCACTAGAAGCCACACAAAAACAGCTAGCAGATAGCCTGACAGCAGCAGAATCAACGCCTAGCACGATTAAAACAAAAAGACATAGTAAGGCAAAGGCCACACTTAATTTTAGCGTGCTGGACAAGCCTGTATTACAACAATTACCCGTATTACCCACTTTAAATATCAATGATGACTTTGACATGGAATTAATCATGGCAATGCTATCAATCGAATAGGACACGCATGTTAACTTATTATTCCAAAGGCCAGAAAGCCGAATTTGTGATGACCGAACAAAGCGCCGTTCGTGTTGAATCAAGCGGCGTTAGTGGCAATATTTTTATTAAGCCCCTAATTGGTAAAGAGCGGATTATTTCGCTTAACTTCGCGCCTTTTTACACCCAATTAGACGACTTTGACGCTGGCACAATCGTATTTTTAAGCGTTGATAGTGGGTTTGGACGTGTTGGCATTGAGGTGTCTGGCAATAACACGGTACAGATTGTTAATAATCAATCATTACTATCGTTTAAGTTTGGTAATAGATTAAATCCGCCTATTGTGCCAGTAGGTGAGGACGGCGTTCTATTCGTAGACCAGAATGGCATTTTATGTACCGTTGACAAACTGGGCAACGTGTTTGAGATTGGCGCATCACGCCTTGCGCCTTCTGCGTTGGCGGCATTAAGCAATGTTGTTATCTTTGAGAAATCATACGAAATGATGACGGCAGATGAACGTACAGCATCAGCGGAAGGTGGTGGTTATGCGGCGTTTGCTGTGTCGCGCAACGCAGGCGTAAGCTTTACAGAAAGCCCAAGTTATCAAATTCATTCATCAGCCACCCGTAGCGGTACATACACACTTGATGCGGATAACGTTTTATACGCACCAAGCGCATTGCTGGAGGGGCAAATTGGTTACGACCATCGGTCACTATCGTTCACGGACGAGATTAATTTCCCTGTAACCATTTCACCGAACACATTAGCCATTATTTGCGATACATCGGAACAAAAAGAGCTTTGCTTATTAAACGGAATTATTTTGGTTGCGATTGGTAATGAGTTAGCTAAAACACTGCCTAGCGTTGGTGTTGCAACGCATTACAGCGTACCTGTAAGGGTAGCGCTAGATGATACTGCGCGTGTTTATGTATTAACTACATATGGACAAGACCAAACGTTGCGCCCAATTGGCGAACGTTTTTACAAAATCACGCCAAAAGATTCACTAGGCAACATCAAGCCATTAGCCGACATTTCGCCTATTTCATTTAAAACAATTGGCGTCAGAAACATGCCTAACCCTCCACGCATGATGCGTGCTGGCTTTAATGGGCTCACATTGGAGGCTTTAAGCGAGTTCCCCGATAAATTAGATGGCTCAAGGCCCACTTTCGGATTTAAACCATCATCAAAAGAATTAGACGTTACACCTTCTAGCCAATTTAACGCAAGTGGCACGCTTGAGGCGGGCGTGGTTTACAAAGTGGATGTTGAAAGTTTAAACGGTTCAATTACACCAGTTCGTACATTAATACTAGATAACACGACAGGATTAATTCTATACACTCAACTTAACAAGCGCAGCGATGGTGAGAGAGTTTCAACTAAATACACGTTTTACGCCGATAAATCAGGCATTAAATCACTGCCATTCCCAATGATTATTGAACAGGGCGCACAAGAGCCAAACATGCCAGAAACAGTTGTGTTATCTCAAGTGTCTAACACAGTTAAATCCTTAATAACCACCACAAGAGGCACATTTGGGGTGGGTACTGGTGAAGGCGTAGAGCATACCATCCACCTAATTCAATTAAGCGGCACACTTCTGCCAAACATCAATTTGGCTGGAATCACATTGATTGGCTCAGGTGCTGAGTTGGTTGGATTATCAACAGGTGATGGGTCAAATTTTTACGTTCAATTAAATAGAGATGTGACCACTTATGAATTGACCCTCCCATATACAAGCGGTTTAGGACTAAACCTTATTGTTAAATCGGGTAGCCGCAACGATAACCGCACTTCAAACACACTGACAATCGCATAAGGAATATAAATGAAATATTTAATCAGTTTAATGATGATGCTGGCTTCAAGCCTCGCATTTTCGGCAGACCCCACACTAGTTATAACATCCAGCTCATCAACGCTTCTACAAAACGCAAACACACTTGTAACTTTTACTTTTAGCGAGCCCGTGACTGGCTTTGATGTAACCGATATTAAAGTACAAGGCACAGCCGCAATAAGCGGTTTTTCTGGTAGTGGTTCAGTTTATAACGCCAATATTCAAAAATCGGCTGTAGACATTAACACGGTCGCTCTTGTGGTAGATAACAATTCAACCGTTCCAGCAGGTCACGGCGCAAATATTGGTTTTAACGTGTCTCCTCGCTATTACATCAAAAGCGGTAATGTCTTTAACGGCAAAATGGTTGAATCCGTACCGCAGCCCTCTTGCCCAAAAGCGGGTGAAGTTTTAGTAAATGCCGACAATACACCAGCAGCGCCTCTAAACGAAAAATACTTTACATTTGACAATGAAAGACGCTCATTCGGCATAAAAGAGTCTCGCATATCTTGCTTGACGCGCGTACTAACTGGGCAGAAATATGTTAATAAATTATCACCGAAACCTTTTGAGTTAAACAATGTACACGGAGGACACAATCACAGCACGTTAATGCCAAAAATTACACAAGCGCAAATCCCACCATTAACAGGTGTGACAAAGGTTCGCGTTAAGCCAAGTAATTTAGAAGGCAACAACCCTGATGTTAATGGTAAATTCAACGGATCGGGCACAGGGGATGCCCGTTTTGGCAACCTGCCTGCTAAGTTTGAAACGGACGACCCTATTGTGTTTCCAAACGGTAAAGGCAAAGCGCATTTACATACGTTTTACGGTAACAACTCAGTCAACTATCAAACCAATTCAGCTAGTTTAATAAAAAATTGTGTGTCTAGCTTTGCTGGTGGCATTGCCAATTGTACAGGCTACTGGATGCCAAGCACCGTTGACGTGTCATCAGGCACAGCTTTGCTACCTGTGGATATTTTGATGTACTACAAAGCAGGTACAATGGCGCATCTTCCATATATAGAGCCATTGCCACAAGGTTTAAAAATTATCGCAGGCAATCCATCTGCAAGCAGTCTTTTAACTCAAACGGATAGAGTGCGCTTTGAGTGTTTTAGGCGTGATGGTGGGCCAGAGACAGACGGTAAAAACTTTAGAGATTGCTCAGGCGACATTTACAGCCATATGTTTTTAACAGTGGCATTCCCCAATTGTGTCGCCGATGACGGTAAAGGTGGTATGCAGCTTGATTCTCCCAATCACCGCTCACACCTAGCGCATGACATGGCTGGCAACCCTCAGACCACATTTAATCACTGCCCTACTACTCACCCGCACCGCATCGCATCCATTTCTCAAATTGCAAATTTTGAGATACCGCTGGGTAGCAACACGTCAACATGGCGTTTAAGTTCTGATAATTACTCAGCAGGGTTGCCAGGTGGATTTTCAGCACATGCGGACTGGTGGGGCGGCTGGCAAGTATATTGGGCTAATCGCTTAAATACACAGTGCAACACTAAAATTATCAATTGCGTTTTTAATTATATTGGCCTTAACGATGGCGTGCCAATTACTAATATTACGACTATAGGCAACATCGCTACTTTGACCACTCAATTCCCGCACCTGTTAAAAAACTCAAACGCAGACGGTACATACCCTGACAGTGTCGGCTCTAGCGTATCGCAAATATTGCGAGGCCGTTTAACTGGTGTAATTGGCGCATCAGCTAGCACCTACAATTTCGATGTAACAAAAGTAACCAACACTCATATTGACTACCCAATTGCAGGCGGCACGATTAATCCTGTAGGTAGCCAAAATATGAAAATTACTGGCCCAAGCACAATTGAGATTACATTACCCGCAACGCCCACGACCTTAATAAACGGCGCGGTTGACCCTGCCAATGTTAAATTGCAATGGGGCGAGGAGTTCTGCAACTTAGGCGGCCCATGCGCGCCGCAGGCTTATTCAGATTTTTACTACGGCAACAAACAATAATTAAACAACTTTAGGCATAACCCACTTAGGTGGGTTTTTTTACGCCTATAGCAACCGTTCCTATCGCGGCTCATAGGGCAAAAGCTCACTTTAACCAGTGGGCTTTTTTCATTTTAAGGATGAATAAATGGACGACCAAGCAGTACAGCCCTCTACGTCAGACGATATTTCACAAGTTGAATTAGTCGAGGTTAAAGACGCGCCAGCCCCTGCCGAACAGGCCAAAACAGAGGTTGATGACGATACGCCTGCGGAAACTATCACGCTCACCAAAGAAGAGTTGCAAAACCAAAAAAATGCAATCGCTAAACGAGAACGTGAGAAAGCCGAAAGAAAATCAAGTCGCGAGATTCAAGCATTGCGTGATGAGTTTGAAGCATTAAAAGCCCCACAGAAGGCCGCACAAGAAGGTAAGCCAACGCTAGACCAATTTGAAAGTTATGACGAATTCACAGACGCCTTAACCGACTGGAAAATTGACCAGCGCGAAGCCCAACGCGACCAAAAAGCCAAAGAGGAATCCAGCAACAAGCAACGCAACGACATTCAAAAATCATACGCGGATAAGTCAGACAAATTTAGAGAATCTACACCCGATTATGACGATGTTATCGCAGAAATTGCCGACGTTGAATTAACCCAAGCCTTTGCTACTAGCGTGCTTGAAAGCGACCAATCAGCAGAGCTTACCTACTATTTTGGCAAAAATCCTGACGAGCTTGACCGCCTTAACTCCGAAAACCAACGCTTTGTTGACCGCGAAATGGGCAAGTTAGAAGCGAAGCTATCTAGCACGCCAAAAACCGTACCAAAACAATCAACCGCACCCGCTCCCATTACCCCGCTAGGCGCTAGCAAAAGCACAGTCGTTCCCGATGTGACAAAGATGACTGACGCCGAATGGGATAGACACGAGCGGGAAACACGATATAAAAAAGGATAAAAACTAAATGCCAAATATTAACTTAACCCATCAGGTTATCGCACGTGAAGCCGCGAAACTTTTTGAAGAAGCAGCCCCATTCACAATGGGTATTAACAAAGGTCGTCAAGAGGAGTTCGGCAAAGAATCTGGCGGCTTTAAAAACGGCGATTCTGTACGCATCAAAATTCCATCAGTCAACCAAGTATTTGATGGTTCAACTTATGCAGGCGGCGGCGCTGGCGATAGTAATCAAGAAACTAGCATTAACTTGGTGCTTGATGGTCGCAAACACATGGCCTTGCAATTCTCAGCTAAAGAGAAATTGTTAGACATCGCAGAGTACAAAGAACGCATCTTAAAACCACAAATGCAAACGTTAGCCGCCGCCGTAGAAGCGGATTTACTAACTCGTGCGTATCAAACTGTTTATAACTTAGTTGGTACTCCAGGCACTATTCCATCAACCATGAAAACTTACGCACAAGCACGCGCTAAGTTACAAAACTTCTTAACGCCAGATGGTGACCGTCGCACATTGTTCACATCAGATTCAAACACTGAATTAGTAGACGCTTCACGCGCTTTATTTAATCCAGTATCTGAAATTGAAAAACAATACATGAAGGGTGTCGTAGGCGAGGCGCAAAACGCTAAGTTCTTTGAACATCAATCAATGCCAATTCATACGAACGGTAACAAAGTGGTTGGTGTAACGGTTGGCGCGGCTAGTCAAACTGGTAGTAACTTATCAGTTGGCGGCGTAGCGTCAGGCGATACTTTCAAAAAAGGTACAGTGTTTACTATTGCTGGCTTGTTTGCGGTACACCCATTAACAGGCGTGCCATATTCTAGCTTGCAACAATTCACCATTACAGCCGACGTTACATCAGGTGGCGTTACAGCCGTGTTACCGATTAGTCCTGCTATTACACCAGCAGCGCCTAATAAAACGGTTTCAGGCTCACCAGCAGCAGCGGCGGCATTGGTGTTCGTGGGTGCGGCTAACGCTTCACTACGTCAAAACTTAATGTTCCAAAAAGACGCGTTTACAGCGGCCTTTGCACCATTACCAGTATTGGCAAGTTTAGAAGGCTACACAGCACGTCTACCAAGCGGCGTAAGTATCCGCGTGATGGACTTTGCTGACGGTAAAGCGGATAACGAGTTCACACGTATTGATATTTTGTACGGTTTCGCTGCTCCGCGTGCCATGTTCGCTTCACGCATCACAGAGTAGTTAGTTTTAACAGGCCATTCTTCGGAGTGGCCTGCATAAAGATAATTAAGGAAAAATAATGGCGACAGCTCTATCATTAATCAAACGCGCTAGACGCTTAATCGGCGCGTTAGCAGTAGGCGAAACCTTAGAAGCCGAGCTGGCAACAGACGGCCTAGAAGCCTTAAACGCTATGATGGCCTCATGGTCTATTGATGAATTAGCCGTTTATGCTACAAAGATTAGCAGCTACGCTCTTACGCAATCGCAATCGTTCACAATCGGTACAGGTGGCACGTTTAACACGGCGCGCCCTGACCGTATTGAATCGGCATTTATTACTACAGGCGGTAATGATTACATCATTCAAATTGTGAATAATGACCAATGGAATGCGATTGTTACTAAAGCCACAAAAGGCACAATACCGTCATATTTAAAATACGATGCCGATGTGCCATTAGGCCGCATTAGCTTATATCCTATTCCTACAGGCGGCACGCTCACCATTAACTCATATCAAGCCCTACAGACGTTTAATAACTTAACTGATGTATTGATATTGCCTAACGGTTATGAGCTTGCCATAGCGTCTAATTTAGCCCTACAAATCGCACCAGAGGCGGGCCGTCAAGTATCGCAAGAGGTGGCTAAGATGGCGCGTGAATCATTAGCGTCTATTAAGCGCATTAACGCACGGGCTCCCATTTTGGGAGTTGATAGCTCACTGATATTCGGCGCTCGCGGCGGTTCACTTCAAGCAGGATTGAACGGTTAATGGCACGCGTTCCACTGTTCGGCTTAGGCATACAATCAAAGTCACCTAATGTAACAGCCCAACGCCGTCTTAATATGTACTACGAAGCGGCTAAACAAGAGGACAAAAGCCAAGTTACGGCTTACGGTACGGCTGGATTAAGCCTATTTACGTCATTCGGTGACACGCCTGTACGTGGTATGCACGAATTTAAAG